GGCTCGTGGGAACGTGGCGCGTCTCGTTGATACGCTGAGGCATTAATGAACCAATCACAATTTCAACAGGCGGCTGGTGTAAGCGCCGGGTTAGCTTCGCGCTGGTTTCCGCACATTGACGCGGCAATGAAAGAGTTCGGCATTACGACAAAACTCGATCAGGCCATGTTTATTGCGCAATGTGGGCACGAAAGCACTGGTTTTACCCAACTGGTGGAAAGCTTCAACTATAGCGTCGACGGATTAGCCTATTTTGTGAAAGTAAAGCGGCTTACTCTAGGCCAGGCCAGTGCGCTGGGAAGAAAAAATTACGAAAAAGTTCTGCCACTCGAACGCCAGCGGGCGATTGCAAATCTGGTATACGGGGGCCGCTTTGGCAACAAGTCGGCTGGTGATGGGTGGAAATACCGGGGGCGTGGAATTATAGGGATCACCTTCCTGGATAACTACCTGACATGTGGTACGGCGTTAAAACTGGATTTAGTCAGCAACCCTGAACTGCTGGAAAAGGACATTAACGCTGCACGCAGCGCTGCCTGGTTCTATGTTTCAAACGGTTGTCTACGGTATCCGGGCGATTTGGAGCGTGTCACACAGATTATTAACGGCGGGCAGAACGGCATTAAAGACCGCCGTGAACGTTACGCCAAAGCTAAAGCCGCACTGGTGTGAGGTCACTATGGGACTTGAAATGATTATTGGCCTGGTTGTTGCAGCGCTGGCAGCAATTGCCGGTGTTTTTGGTCTGGGTAAATCACGCGGTACCAGTATCGCCGAAACAAAAGCAGACCAGCAACGCACTGAAGAACGTGCAGCAGCGACTGAAGCTATTGCAGAACGCCGGGTAGAGACAACGAAAGGAGCCAGGGATGTACAGCAGACTGTTAATCATCTTCCTGATGACGATGTTGACCGCGAGTTGCGCGAAAAATTTATCCGCAAAACCTGAAGTAACGGACACGGCCTGTGACTGGGTGAGCATCATCTACCTCACTGAGCACGATATTGCCGTGCTGGATAAACAGACGAAGCGGGACATTCTGACGCATAACCGGTCTGTTCAGCGAAACTGCCAAAATAAAATCATTACAGCCTCGCAATAGCGGGGCTTTTTAACAACTGAGGAATGAGCATGACAGTAGTTCTTACAGCTAAGCAGATTGAAGACCTGGCGGCCTTCGCGAAAGAAGATGGTCAGCCCCAATACACCATCACCACAGGCACAATCCCGGAGTTCGAAGCGGATGATGGCGAGATTATCCCTGAGTACACTGGGCTGATCGCATACTCCGACTCGCTGGAGCATGGAGTGTTGCAGCTCGAGGACTAAGCATTACAGCAGGCATTCACTGAGTGCCTACGATATTGTTTCTAGATATAATCATCTTATTAAACAATGAGGTGATTATGAACACTGAGTACATTTCATACGAGTCATTAATTGCTGCTAGACAATCAGCACAATGGGCATTTTGGGCAATGATTGGAACATGGGTATCTGGTATTGCTACTTTTCTTGCAGTGGTCGTGTCGCTATATTTAGCTAACAGGAAGTCACGCCCGTTAATAAATGTTTCAATTGATGGATGCTTTATTAATACAGGCTTGCAAACGATCTCAGGTGTTAGCATTACAGTTGCGAACGCTTCGGAAGTTAATGTCGTTATAACTGGTATTTATTGGGAAATGAGGTCTAGTAAGAAGTTAGCACAGATGTTTGACCATCCTCTATCGGCCAAAATGCCTGCAAAACTTGCTGGTGGCGAGTCGGTAATGTTTTTTATTGAAAATGACGAATCAGATAATTGGTTGAAAACCATGTTATATAATATTAGAGAGTGTAATGGAAATGTCAGGAAGCTAAATGTTTGCATTCACCTTGCATCAGGCGTTAAAGTTCGCCGCCGTGCTAAAGAAATAAGTTCAGTATTATTGCAAATTGCCAAAACTGTATAGTTTTCATTATGCTGTTTGGTAATATTTTATTACCGCCTTCGGGCGGTTTTTTATTGCCGTCACGAGGACATATGCCTTTACGTACACCAAAAGCCTGTCGCGTTCGCGGCTGTCGGAACACTACAACAGATCCATCTGGCTACTGTGAAAATCATAGAGGTGAAGGCTGGAAGTCCCACAAGCCAGGTCAATCACGGCAGCAGCGAGGATATGGAACAAAGTGGGAAGTCATCCGGGAGCGGATACTTAAGCGCGACAAAGGGCTGTGTCAGAACCATTTGCGTCAGGGGGTTGCAAAGCAGGCTTCCTGTGTGGATCACATCAAGGCTAAAGCCCACGGCGGCACAGATGAAGACAGCAACCTTGAAAGCCTGTGCTGGTCGTGTCACGCAGCGAAGACCGCGCGTGAGCGGCTCAAGTGAGAATTAATGTCATCATCAGCCTGGGGAGGGGGAGGTCAAATCTCTGCGACCGCGCACCTTCCGGACTGCCCGCCTCCTCGTATTTTTATACCCGCGAAAAATGAAATTTAACCAGGAGTGTCGCCTATGGCTGGAACGGCGGGGCGTTCCGGGCGTCGCCCCAAGCCAACGGCGCGCAAGGAGCTGGCAGGTAACCCCGGCAAACGAGCCCTGAATAAAGAGGAACCTGTATTCACACCGATTAAAGGCGTGGCACCACCTGACTGGTTTTCTGAGGATGAAGGTCTGCCAATGGCGGCCGTCATGTGGGAACTGACCACGAAAGAATTATGTGGACAGGGATTACTGTGTGTTACCGATCTTGCCGTACTTGAGCGCTGGTGTGTTGCCTACGAGTTCTGGCGCAGGGCGGTTAAAAATATCGCCAGAGAAGGGCTGTCTATCACTGGTGCTATGGGGGGGAAGATAAAAAACCCTGAGCTAACCGCAAAGAAAGAGCAGGAATCGGAGATGAGTTCTACCGGCTCCATGCTCGGACTTGACCCCAGCAGTCGTCAGCGACTGATCGGCCTTGCCGGACAGAAGAAAACCTCTAACCCATTCCTGAAGATGATCAACTCATGAGCCGGAAATCGTACCCCAACGTAAACGCCGCGAATCAATACGCCCGCAACGTTGTGCGGGGGAAAATCCCGGCGTGCCAGTTTGTCATTCAGGCTTGCCAGCGTCATATCGATGACATGGCGTCTGAAAAGAGTAAGAAATTTCGTTACCGCTTCGATAAAGACATGGCAGAAAAGGCTGCGAAATTTATCCAGTTATTGCCACATACAAAAGGCGAGTGGGCATTTAAGCGGATGCCGATCACCTTGGAGGCATGGCAACTGTTTATTGTGTGCTGCGCCTTTGGCTGGGTCCAGAAAGGCTCAAAGCTTCGTCGCTTTCGCGAGGTTTACACGGAGATACCGCGTAAAAACGGGAAATCAGCTATTTCGGCGGGTGTGGCACTGTACTGTTTTACCTGTGATAACGAGTTTGGCGCTGAAGTATATTCCGGGGCCACAACAGAAAAGCAGGCTTGGGAAGTATTCAGACCAGCTCGCCTGATGTGTAAGCGCACACCGCTGCTGGTGGAAGCATTCGGGATCGAGGTTAATGCGTCCAACCTGAACCGACCAGAAGATGGCGCGCGTTTTGAGCCGCTGATTGGTAATCCAGGGGACGGCGCTTCACCGCACTGTGCAATTGTTGACGAGTATCACGAACATCCCACAGATTCGCTCTACACCACAATGCTGACTGGTATGGGGGCGCGGCGACAGCCGCTGATGTGGGCGATAACGACGGCGGGTTACAACATTGAGGGGCCATGCTACGACAAACGGCGTGAAGTGATTGAGATGCTTAACGGCACGGTACCGAATGAGGAATTGTTCGGAGTGATATACACCGTCGACGAGGGGGATGACTGGACCGATCCTAAAGTGCTGGAAAAGGCTAACCCGAATATGGGCGTGTCGGTCTATCGTGATTTTCTCCTCAGCCAGCAACAGCGGGCTATTAATAACGCCCGTCAGGCAGGTGTGTTTAAAACTAAACACCTCAATATATGGGTTGCAGCCCGTGCCGCTTTCTACAACCTGGTTTCCTGGCAGAACTGCGAGGATAAGACACTTACGCTGGAGCAATTCGAAGGACAGCCATGTGTTCTGTCTTTCGACCTGGCGCGTAAGCTGGATATGAACAGTATGGCGCGGTTGTTCACCAGGGAAATTGACGGCAAGACACATTACTACAGCGTTGCACCCCGCTTCTGGGTTCCCTACGACACAGTATTCAGCGTTGAAAAGAATGAAGATCGTCGTACTGCGGAGCGATTTCAGAAATGGGTTGAAATGGAACTGCTTACAGTTACTGATGGCGCTGAAGTTGATTACCGCTACATCCTTGAAGAGGCCAAAGCGGCAAACAAACTCAACCCGGTCAGTGAGTCACCGATTGACCCATTCGGCGCGACGGGGCTTTCACATGATCTGGCTGATGAAAGTCTTAATCCGATCACTATCGTTCAGAACTACACCAATATGTCAGACCCAATGAAAGAGCTGGAAGCAGCCATTGAGTCTGGGCGTTTTCATCACGACGGTAACCCGATCATGAGCTGGTGTATCAGCAACGTGGTCGGGAAGTATCTACCGGGTAATGACGACGTTGTAAAACCCATTAAAGAGCAGAACGAAAACAAAATTGACGGCGCTGTAGCGCTGATTATGGCGATTGGGCGGGCAATGTTGAAAGAGCCTGGCGATTTCCTCTCATCTCTAGATCCGGAAGATGACCTCTTAATCCTATGAAATCACTTATAACCGATCTTATTGGGCTTGCCGGTTTCGGTTTGCTCACGTCAGGGGTTTATCTGCGTTTTGGCCTTGCACCTGCGCTTATGTTCGCGGGCGGCTTGATGTTGCTGGGAGCCCTGGCGATGGCCAGAAGGGGGAAGCGTGCTGCTTGATGCCTTATTCAGAAGCGAATCACTGGAGAATCCGGCAACACCGATAACGGGTGATGCGATCGATACCGATGGCCTGTTCAGGGCTGATGTATATGTGAGCCCTGAAACGGCTATGAAATTGGCCGCGGTATACGCCTGCATTTATGTGCTGTCCTCAAATCTTGCCCAGATGCCGCTGCACGTCATGCGAAAGCACAACGGCAAGGTTGAGCCTGCGCGTGATCATCCTGCGTTTTACCTGGTTCACGATGAGCCAAACACCTGGCAAACCAGCTACAAATGGCGAGAGCTAAAACAGCGCCACATCCTCGGCTGGGGAAATGGATACACCTGGGTTAAACGTAATCGCCGCGGGGAGGTGACAACCCTTGACTGCTGCATGCCCTGGGAAACCACGCTGATTAATACCGGTGGCCGATATACCTACGGTCTGTATAACGATGAGGGCGCGTTTGCCATCAGTCCAGATGACATGATTCACATCCGTGCGCTGGGCAATAACCAGAAGATGGGCCTGAGTCCAGTGATGCAGCATGCCGAAACAATTGGCATGGGCATGAGTGGGCAGAAATACACCGAGAGCTTCTTTAGCGGTAACGCGCGCCCTGCCGGGATTGTTACTGTTAAAGGCGAGATTAAATCTGAAGGATGGGAAAGGCTCAAGAAGGTCTGGCAGAAAGCGGCGCTTGCACTGCGTAGCCAGGAAAATAAAACGATGCTGCTTCCTGCGGACCTGGACTACAAAGCGCTGACCGTATCACCGATCGACGCTCAAATAATCGATATGTCCAAGCTCAATCGCTCGATGATCGCCGGAATATTTAACGTGCCGGCACACATGATCAACGACCTCGAAAAAGCCACCTTCAGATTTAATCTCGCCTTTAACAGTAACAATCCCGGCAGGGCGCGCGTTACCGCTAAAGAAGCTCTCGGTGTATTTC